GCCCATAACCCAGTCCCAATTTTCCTCTTCCATATCTTTGAAATGGGAACCCGTAGTAACTCCTGCATTATTAAAAACTAAATCAATCTTTCCGTGCTGATCTAATACTTTTTCTGGTAAAGATCTTTGTAATATTGGTGCATCTGACATATCAAAAGCTGGAGTTCCATCTTCTTTTTCTGCCATCTGACAAAGTAATTGTGTTGATATAACTAAAGCATCAGCATTAGCTCCCGCTAATTGTTGTGCTTTAACTCTTGCATATCTGGTTATTGGTTTAAAATATAAAGTCATTACAACTTCATCTTTTGAATTTTTTACGTCAAATTTTCTTCTTGTAACCATTTCATCTTGAAATGCTCCAAGTAATATGTCCGCTGATCTTTGTGTTGCCATAAATTAATTAAATTGTTGAATTAATAGTTCCAGATGGTTTAAATGTAATGTTGATTGTGCTTACATCACCTAGAGATGAACCCTGTTCAAAACTTGTAATAACACCATTAAAACTAATCATATCTGTAGAAGTGCCACTTGTATTATCTGGATAAAGTTCAAACTTTGCTGTTGCCGAATCGTTTTCAGTTAAAACTCCATTCATAAATGTTAAAGTCTCATCTGCTGCATCATTTTGATAAACCAATTCAGCAGATCCTTCACCTTCGATTAAACCACCTACATAAGATTTAAAAGTGTTACCCTGCACTGTTGTCTCTTGAATATCTTTAGTGATAGACATTGACCATGATCTAGTACCAGCTACTACTGCAGCAGTTGTACCTCCATCGTCAAATCTTACTTGACCTACATCACCTTTTACAGCAGCCATAATAATCTAAATTAATATTTATAAATATATTAACCTTTTTCTAGTCTTTTTACACCTTTTTGTTTTACTTATATAGTTTCATATAATTCAAAAGTAATTCTTATTTGTGTTTGAAACTTACCTTCAATGGTTGATTGAAATATTTCTGGACCGATAGGAGCATCAAAACGTACACCTGTAACTTCAATTCTATTAAATAAATTTCTTATTCTATCTCCAATAATAAAATTAGATCCTGATCCAAAACCTTGTTTTGTAAAAATATCAAGAGTTATAAGACCTACTATTAAATTTGTTGTATTTTCTGTTGTATTTTGTGTTAAATATTGATTTGTTCCAAAATTTATAACGCATTGTATAAATTCATCATTAATTGATTCATCAAAATCAACATTACTAAAAACAATTGGTATTACTTGACCAAAATTAAATTCATTAGATAATCTCGTTTCAATAATAGATCTTACGGTGTTTAAATTTATTGCGGCCATTAAATACCTCTTTTAATTCTTTCATATTCTCTTCTTGCATATTGTTCAAGTTCTTTGCCGATAATTTCTGGAAATCCAGCAACAGTCTTTTGTCTTGTTCTATAAACACCACCCCATGAGGGTGGGAAGTTTACACCAAAACATACAGGTTCTGCATACTCAAGATTATTAATTATTGTCCCTTCAAGCGGTTTTATTTGTGTTTGCCATGCTTCGCGAAGTGAACCGCCAGCCCCATGATCTAATAAAGCTTTTTTAAAAGGAACTACTTGGCCATTTGGTAATGTAAAAAAGTTTGGTATAGAATTTAAATCAGGATAATTGTCTAAAGAAAAAACAGGTGTTGCTTTCTTTACTCTTGCTGTCCACTGCAAAGTTGTGGCAGCAACTAAATCTTCTACCGCCTCCCTCATTACATCATCTATTTGATCTAATCTTATTTTCCTTGTCATATTTACCTTAAAATTAAATCAAAACTTATTGGTTTATTATTTTGCTCATTTGTAATTACATTAATTATTCTATAGTTAATATTATTTATAATGACTCTATCTTTTGTAGTTGGTACAAAAGTTATATCTCCAGCAGAAATAGTTAGATCTTTACTTTGTGATTCTATTAAATTATCACTTTTATTTCTTATAGCATTGCCTGTTATACCTTTAACATTTACGTGAGTATCAATATTACAAAAAGTACCAGTCTGTTCATCATACACACCTTTTGAAAGTCTTACTATTGTGACTTCAGTTCCAATCGCTTTCACTCCTGTAGATATACCTTTAATAATACTTTTTGCTATGTTCATAATCTATAAGCAATAACAGTTCCACTAGTTAAAGTAATGCTGGTAATAATTCCGCATATTTCACCTGTTGCATTAAGATTTAATGATGTTAAATCACCGCTAATGTTCTCAGCAACAATTGTTGCTATTACAGAGTCATTTAATGCCACAATTTTGCCGAATCTACCTGAAACAGTACTTGTATCATTAATAATTATTGCAGCAGGGTATTCATACGCCATTGTTAAGACCTCCTAATTGGTAAATTTGCAGTCCCACCCATTCTAATGCCATTTAGGTAATGATCCACAATTGGAGGTATGCGATCAATTCCAACTCTGCCATAAAGATTAGGAGTTAAATTTATATTACCAATATTTAATGATTGAAAATCTTCTAATCCAGTTAAGCCTAATCCGTCTTTATTATTATTTAAATACACTGCAAGATGAATTTGAGCATGCTTAACCTTATCTGGAATTTCTGTATCTGTATAATAATCATCAATAATTCTATAGGGAAAACTTATGGAGTATAGATGGTTATGGTGATCAGGAACACGAACCCCGCTTCGAGGCCATTGTAATGATTGTATTTTGTTTACCCTAGATCCTAAAAAGTTTTCACGATCAATTCTTTGTGTGCTTGTAAATAAAGCTCTGTTTTTTTGGTCTTCAGTGCTATTGTCCCACGCAACAACGTCATCAGACTCAGTTAGCCCATCTATAAAATCTTGTGCTTGAGTTAATGTGACATAGCTGTTAGCTGATGCGCTTCCGACTGTCGCTACTATTGAGATTGCCATTTTTCTTTAATTTTGGCTTTGTTTTTTTTACAGAAGTAACGGAGGCCGCTTTTTGTTTAGCAGCCTCACGTTCTCTTAATCGCCTAAATGTTGCGATACTCATTAATTTTTAATCGTTATTTGAAACAACTGTAGCGCGTACTATACCGCAATTCTTGGTTTCATATACTTTTGCCCAAGTGCCTGCAGTCTCAAGAACTGATCTTGAAGGGTTGACAGTAGTTACATTATATTTTAACCCTACAGGGTGATAAATATAATGCAGATCAATAGCCATTGCTTCTTCTAAAGCAAGAATATCTCTGTCAGTTTGTGTCCTTATCGGAGCCTGTTCGCCAGTTACGACAGATCCTTGAGAAAACATAAACACGCTGTACTCAGTGGAAGAACCAGTTCCTGCAACTGGTACGTCATCAGAAACAATTACATTTAAACCCATGAATTGTCCAAAATTAGGATTTTGGAAAGCACCTTGAAGACTTCCACCAGAAGCTGTAGCATTACCGCCATTTACATCAGAAGCAGCGACAAAATCAACTGCATTTCTTTCCACCAAGTCATAATAGCAACGACTATGCATAGCAATTGATGTAAGCTTAGAGCCTTGATCACCTAACAAAGATTGTGCCTTTGCAACGTGTCTAGGAGCTAATGCTGTTGGTGTATCTGTTGATTCACTATCAATAGTTAATTCAAATAATGCTGAGTTACTATCGTTATCATTTATAGAACCAAAAGCACCACTTAAACAAGAATACAAATCTTTTTGTTTTTGGTTGTTGACGTATGCCGCCATCTTTTGACCAATAACAGCCATTGGGTCATCACTGTCACCAATAGCTATTGCAGCTAAATCACGCGAACTGAAAGCTCTACCCCTGTGGAGGACGGCTGCAATTTGGTTATCTGCTGTAATTTTTGATGGTGTTAATGAAGTTGAATCTGTAAGAACTTCAAAATCGCCAGATAAATTAGCTTTGTAAAAAGGTATGCGAACGAAATCGCCCCCTCTTGTTGAGGATAGATTTAATTCTGCTAAAGGTTGCACTACCCCACTCTGTATAAAGCTGTCAGTTTGAGTTGTCGCTTCTATCAGATAGGGTGTAAAAACCTCTGGAACAATTAAATCACTACGGACTGTAGCCATTTATTTTTTTTAATTATGTTTTTCTTTCGGGCGCACACCCTACAACCGCACAGTTGATATTTATATATTAACCATTATTTGCGTTTTTTTTCAGCATTTCAAATTTTTCTCTATTAAATTTTGATAAATTGCCTTGCTCAGTTAAATTAAAAGTATCTCTGGAAAATGGATTTTTTTCACCAGTTCTTAAATACTCTGTTTGAACTTTTGTTGTAGTTGCTCCGCTACCTTGCGGTCTAGGATATTTTTGCGCCCATGAAGGCATATTAGATAAAGCCCATTCTTTCACAGGTGTTCTA